TAATTTACCTCTTGAGTCAGTAACTCTTTTATCAAAAGCATCATTAAATGATTGGTCTGAAAATACACTATCAAAAGTTGCACCTACACCAGCTCCTATTTCATCAGAAAAACCAAAAGTAAGTCCTTGTAAACCACTTCTAGCTATACCACTAGCCATTCCAACATCTGTTGTTGGTAATTGTTTTTTTAACAGTTTTTCAGATGCTTCTTTTAGCTTTTTATCTAAACTTGACACTTATTTATCTCTTCTTTCAAATTCTTTAAGAATTAGTTTCTTTTTTTCATCATCTGTTTGTTTTTGTGATTCCAATATTAGAGCGCTATCATCTAACTTATATAAATTATTAACATAATTAAATAGTTCTATTTTTGGAGTTACACTAGCACCAAAATCAAAAATAACATTTTCTGATTTAAGTCCAGACTGACCTGCTCTATTTGCATAGTAATCCATTATACCTTGTTGTGATATATTGGATGCGTTATAGAAACTTAAAACTGTTCCAACTACATCAGCTCTTTGATCTGGCGTTAATAATTTACCCTCTTTAAAAGATTCTATTTTATTTTTATCAAATCCGAGTCTTGTAAGATAAGGTGCTGCCTGTTCAACTGTCTTAAATTCACTTTCTCTTACAACCGAACCTGGATCTAAGACTTTCATGGCACTAAATATAATTGCTAAATCTCCAAAAGGAGATGGGTTAATTGCAGACTCAAGAACTTTTCCCATAGAATCTCTTATGGTTATAAAGTCTTTAGAACCAGCTCTATAATCGTCACTTAATTTATCCGTTCTATCAAATATTTCTTTTTTACTTAATGCCAATGGATTATCTTCAGTAGGTTCAATAAATTTTGGATCAACTATTTCTATACCACCAAATACTTTTTCTTTATCTCCATCAATGTAACGATAAAAACCATCGGCAGCTTTTTCATATTTTCTTTCAGATGCTTTTGTATCTTTAACTACTCCAGGCAATACTCTAGTTCCGTCCATATAATATTTAAAGCCATCAGCTCCTTCAATGGTTTGTCTTTCAGATGCTTCAGGACTTGTTACAACTCTAGGCAATACTCTAGTTCCATCAGTATAATAATTAAAACCGTCAGCACCTTTTATTATTTTTCTTTCTGATCCTTGCGGTAAATCAATACCAACTCTTCTTCTATCTACTAATATTTTCTGTTCTGGACTTAGTAAATTATATTGCTTTTGAAATTCAACCTCTTGCTGTTGTTTTAACGTCCTAGCTTCTAACTCTTTCTGGGCTTTCAACTGCCTAGCTTCGTCTTCTGCTCGTCTTTGTGCCATTCTGTTTGAGAACATTACAGCTTCTTGAGCATTGCCAGATTTATTAGCATTTATCATGTAAAACGTATCAGCTAAGTCTTGTAGTTTTCTTGATCGCTCTGCTCTCTTTGCTTTTTCTTCGTCTATTTTCTTCTGCTCATTAATAGGTGATATGTTTATACCCAACGAACCTGTGTCATTAGGGTTTAAATTTAAAAGACCGCCTGGATTGTTGAAATTAAATTTTTGCATAATTTTTAACCAAATAAACCCGTTACTCTGTCATAAGAAGTTAAAGCATCTCCAAGCCTTCCAAACATTCCTTGTTTTGTTGAGGTTGATTCAGTTGTGTTTTTAGGCATACCAAATACAGCGCCAGATAATAAATTTAATTGTTGTGGGCCATAATTTATGCCTCTCATAAACTCGCCATAGTTTGCATCTAGTCCAGCTTGTCCCAGTCCTTGTTGTTGGCTTCCAATACCAGACATTAACCCTAATCCTCTGTATTGATCTGCTAACTGATTACCAAACAAACCAGCTCTAAAGTTTCTGTCGTTTAATGCTAGATTTGCTGCGTTGTTAAATCCAGACTGTCTTAGATTACCAGCAGTTCTACCCGCTGCATCTGCAAATTTTTTGTTTGTTTCTGATTCAAGTAATGCTGAACGAGAACCACCAAAAGCACCTCTGCCTATTGCTGCATCTTGATCGCTTTGTATTTGCATTTGCCTTGCATCATTAAGATCGCCAAGTGTGTTATTAATAACTTGTTCGTTATAAGGATTCTGAAATTGTTGTATGTTAAGTGGGCCTTGAGCTAAGTTGTTTAGTTGTCCTGTAGGATCAAAAGATAATGATCTACCAAACATGTTTCTTGTTGCATCAAAACCAGCTAGTTGGTCTGGATTAAATCCAGCTACTCTAGCACCTGTATATGGTGTAAATGGTTGACCTGCTACACCTATAGCTCTGTTATATAAATCGTCATAACGTGCCTGTGATGCTGGATCAACTGTAGATGATTGTGTTGTTTTATTACCACCGCCTCTTGATCCAAGAACCGCTGCTCCTAAACCTAATGCTGTTTCTATTCCCATAATTATAATTCCTTCTTGACTATGTATTCTTGTTCAAAACCAAGATGTTTAATTTTTCTTAGCCATCCTTTACGACCACCGCCATAAAGGTATTTGCATTCACATTGTTTTGCGAACTGCTCTATGCTTTTAAGCATTTCTTCTAGTTCTTCGTAGTTTCCACCACACAAAAATAAATTTAAAATTCTATATTTTGGAAACTCGCCAAAACTAGATATATAAAAAGCGTCTTTACCAGGCCATATATGAAATAATCCTTGCCCGATTTTTTCTTTAATATCAATTAGATTATACCTATCTTGATGCTTTAATGCACTAATAATATGTGGCTCTAACCTTTCAAACTCTAGCTCCCAGTCTTCTTTAGACTGTTGCTGTGGCGGAGATTGTTCCGTTGTCTGCGATACTAAGTTTATATTTTGTTCCATTTGGACTCACTAATACGAGTTCAGTAGCATCTACACCACTAACCTCTATTCTTTCACCTTTCTTAAATGCTAACCCGTCTCTGTACTCTATTTCAGAAATCAGATAGTTTTGATAATCTGTATCTAATACTGGCCCTGGTCTTCTTAATGCCTTTCGTGCCATTACCTACGACCTCTTTTTTTAACATCTAGTCGTATATTACCAACTTTAAATAACTGGTCTGTGTCGCCTGTTATTTTCATCTTAACTTGTCTTGCTGTAAATCTTGCGTCTGTGTAACCATCAGTTTCAAAAGTAAAGCTACCAAAATCTGTCTCTGCACCAAGTGGTGTAAATCTTCCTGTAAAACTTAATACAACTCCAGGTAAGGTGTTTGCTTCTTCATCTGGGATAATCTGATTGCATTGTACATAGTTATCACCAACGCCTATCTCAATAGGCCCTGACGTTGCGTAGGGTACTGCTGAACCTAAGTTCTCTGAGTTAGTTAATGTTGTGCTGTCGTGTTCGTAAACAAAACCAGCGTTATCACATGCTGTTGGAAAATCTAATACGCCTTGGTCTAACCAACATCCTCTATCCATTGATCCAATACTCCATACGTTTTCTATGTAGTTCCAGATAACATATTTGTTTGGTGTTAACTGATCTGTGCCAACAGGGAAGAAAAACCACATCTCATTAAAGTTAGAGTTGTGACCACCACATGATGTTTTTCTATATGGGCTATTTATATTGTCATAAACAAAATCATGTACTTCGCATTTTATTTCTTTGACTGATCCATCAAATACAAAGAATGAGTTTTCACCCATCCAACATAAGAATGAATCAGCAGCTATAACTGTTCTTGGACTGATTGCTTTACAGTTAGTACCAGCGTCTTGTATGCCATAGATAAAAGGAGAACCTGTGTAATACAATCTAGCTACACCAGTATCAGTAAAGATAATAACGTCTGTTTGCCATTTAACTGCACTTAATACTCTACCACCTGTAGGTATTTGTAAATCACCAGCAGTATTGGTTGATGCCGCAGTCCATGTTGTTAGTGTTTCTCTTGATGACCATTGTATCTTTCTTGGATCGCCACCTGCGCCCAAAGCTACAACGTGTCTTTCGTTAGTAACTAATACACCAGCACAGTTAGTTGGCGCACCTGAAACGGGTGCTGCTATTGTGCTAGGTGTGTTTGGATTCCATTGAAATATTCTTCCGTCTGATGGACAACAGAAAAGTAATATCTCGCCAAAGTTGTCAAAAGAAAAAGAGTTAGTGTTAAATAATAAACCAGATTGTGAACGTGCATCACCATAGTCTTCAACGTCATAGTGATATGCACCATATCCTAAAGGATCAAAAGATGCGTCTGTAACAAAACCTGATGGCGTGATGTCATACCAAGTATCATCTATTAAAACATTAATCGTTTTTCTTGTTCCAACTACTAATACTTTTTTACCACCATTGGTTATGTAGGAGAACATACCAGTAGGAGTACCAGTAAGAGCCGATGTGTTGAGTTTTGTCCATCCACCGATTGGTCTTAGGTATCCGTTTTCAAAACGTACTAAGTCACCGTCTGTCCATCTTCCTTTGTTGGCATAATCAGTACCGTTAGTGACAATGCCAGGTGGAGGAGTCACTTGTATTAATGGCATTTAATTCTCCAATGCTTCTAATCTTGTTGTTAGTTCTTGAACTGCTGCGACTAAAAGAGGGACAAGTTTGCTTTGGTCTATGCCTTGCATTTCATCACCATCTTTTTCACCAACTACTGCTTCTGGAACAATGTCCTGTACTTCGTGTGCAAAGAAGCCATCAACTGTTGTATCTGGATCAACAATAAAATTAAATCTGTATGGCTGTAATTGTTTTAATCTTTCTATACCATTTGATATAGCTACTTCATTTTCTTTTAATCTGTAATCTGATGATGTGTTATATGCTACTCCTGATGCACCAGAATTAGAAATACTGCCAATTTCTCCGTTGCCATTAAAAAATGTCATAAGTCCATGACCACCAATACCAGAATAACAAATATTTACTCTACCCTCTGGGTGCATACTTGCACCAATAGTTGAATCAGATGATACCGCGCTAGTTCCCACCCCAACAACACCACTACTATTAACAGTCATCCTACCAGTACCACCAGTAATAAAGTTCATTTTATTATCAGCATGACTATAACTGATACCACCAATGTTAGAGTTACCTGAGTCACCAAATCTAAACTGTCCAACATTAGATGCGCCAGATAATATTGTCATTCCTGAATCAGCACTACCCTCTATAACTAATTCATCAGCACTAGTTAAAACAGATGAAGCTCCGCTATCACCAGTTTTAATGTGTAAGCCTGTTCCTAAGTCTTTGCTAGATAGTCCAGATGTTGCAAAGTAATTACTTACTGTAACTGGTGGTGTGCCAAATCCTAGGGTTACAACATTATTGGTTACGTTTGTAGCAATTAAAGCTGTACCATTAGATGTGTTTGTAGTGTCGGGTAACACTAATGTTATGTTTGTATCGTTTAAATCTGCTGGTGCTTTTAGTCCAATTGAGTAACCACTTGCATCAATAAACTTTAATGCGTTTTGTGAAGTACCAGCACCATCTAAAAACACATCAGCACTTGCTGTTAATGTACCATGTACTTTTAAATCTTTACCAGTTCCCACATGTAGGCCAACACTTGTTCCTGCTCCATTTGCCGAGAAGACTGCATCTACTTGATCTAAATCTGTATTA